ACAACTTAGCCCAATGATTAGCAAATTCCTCATCAAAAAATGAAGAAATTACTGCTATCTGAAGCTTAATTGGTAGTCTGTCCGTTGCCGCTGACAAATCATAACCAAATGATTTTTTTGAAACTTTTACTTTCTCCATACATCTTATAACAGATGCATGTTGATCAAAAGTTCCATCATTCGGTAAGGTTTTTAAAAAACCGAATAACCACTCATGAAGAGGTTTCAACACAGATTGTGTTCAAACATCGACAAGAGCGAAAACACGGATCTTTCCAGCCGCCTCTTTCTTTTCCGCTAACTGTCCGCAAGCCCCTTTGAAACCGTCCTTTGCAGGACTGGTAGCTCAGAAGAATGCGAACGGAACACGGTCTAACAATTCCATACAGACTTTGAAAAGTCTTATGAAATTATAGGATCCCGTACGAAGAAGAAAGAACTCCATTGAAGAGAAAACGCCTTGCTCTTTTAAAGATAAAAGATTAAGTAGCATTCCCGTCCATGAAGTACGTGAGGAAGGAGAAGATGTTTCCAACCATAAGAGACCCGAAGAACCTAAAGGTTTTGTATAACGTTTCTTGAAACTAAGAGTTAAAACTCTTAATTTTGTTGAAACCTCATCCAAAACTTGAAGGTTACCAGAAAACGGGTCTGTAATGGTATTCAGCTTCAATTTGCTGGGACAGTCTAGTATTCTATAAATAGAATACAAAGTCAGCCATCATCTGATGACAGACGGACTACCTGAACAAATTGCTCTACGATCTCGCAACGGTATATACCGAGGCAAGGCTGAAGAGGTAAGCCGAGGAAGAGGTAAATCTGGGACTAAATCTCGAAGAGATTTAATCTTATCTTTACCAATCTTCTTTTGGATTGCAAGTTGACATGCTTTCAAATAACTAACAGTATATATGTCCCCATGATGCTTACGCATCCGGAGGATATATTTACCGAAGTTATAGGCTTGTGTTGCTCTATTAGATAAATTCGCTGAAGAAGAAAGTGCAGTGGCAGCAAGCCGCCACCCCAATTTCCTAATCAACGCTAGTAACTCGAAAGAGTTACCTAGTGAGACCAATTTGTCTGATTCGACGTAATCATTAAAAGCTTTAGTAATAGAAATTCACTTTGTGTTTTTCATTTATTAAAGTTTATAAAATTTTGCAAATCCCGCATTGCCGGTTAGGTTCATAACATGATACCTATAGTGCCTACTTGGCTCTTCTTTTCTCTTTGGGAGAAGTCCGATACAATTCAGGGATTCTGGTAGATCAAGTGAAACTCCTCGTTTTACACTTGGTTGCCGGCCAAAATACTGATAACATCTAATCAGAGGAAATTTCCTTGTTCTCCTTTCAGAGGGGGACAAGCCAAAAATCCACTAATAGATCATGCAAGCTGTGCTAGACCTTTTGGGACTAGCACAGGCACTTGCACTGTCACACTAAGTTAAGATCACATTGCGATCGGGTTCCCCACTCTAACGAGTGGATCCGACCAATGATCTAACAAAGTATGTTCACCAACATACTTTGACGCCTTCTTTTCAAAAAGGCACCAAAATGGGTTAGTGTAGGGGTAAATCTCCTACGGTTCCCAAGTATCATTCGAAA